GCAGTTGAGACCTGGACAGTCAAGAGGGATTCCATATCTTGCTCCAGTGATCGAGATGCTCCATCAGCTTGGAAAATACACGGACGCTGAATTGCAGAGTGCAGTCATCTCCTCATATTTCACAGTGTTTGTCACGACTCCAGAGGGAGGAGCAAACTTCTCAACGTTCTTGCCTGGTGATGAAGGTGGAGAGTCAACTGACGAAGATTACACAATGGGATCAGGAGCGATTGTCGGACTTGCAGAGGGAGAGACAATAGACACAGCGAACCCAGGGAGACCGAACGCAACATTCGGGCCTTTTGTGGAAAGCATCTTGCGTCAGATTGGAGCCTCTCTCGGACTCCCGTTCGAATTGTTAATTCAACATTTTACGAAAAGTTATTCGGCCGCTCGCACGGCCATGCTTAATGCCTGGAAGGTTTTCATGACAAGGAGATCTTTCATGATCGATCATTTCTGCAATCTTGTTTATGAACTATGGATGGAGGAAGCAGTTCTCAGGGAGAGGATCATCGCTCCAGGATTCCTGTCGGATCCTTTATTGAGAAAAGCATTTCTCGGAAACCTTTGGATCGGGCCAGCCGCAGGACAGATTGATCCGACAAAGGAAACAGCGGCCGCACAAGCGAGAGTCGATGGATTTTTCAGCAACGTTTCAATCGAGTCAGCCGCAATGGGAATTGATTATGATCAGAATGTGAAACAGATTGAGAAGGAACAAAAGAGACTTTCGAAGATTCGAAAACTAATGAATCCGCAACCAGTAGTCGTTGCATCGAGTGAGGATGTTGACGATCTCAATGAGGATGTGGACAACGTATTGAAGGAGAAAGACGATGACTCAAAAAAATAAGATGAAATTATTTCCATCATTGTGGGCCATCCTGGGAACGGAGTTGACAAAGCTCGAAGCATTATACAGCGGATTCACAAGTGAGATGATCGCAGGACTGGAGAGGGACTCGAAGCTCGCAATTGAGGGACTGGATCTTTCTCCGACTGGACTCTCTCCCGATGTGTCTATCATCAACAATGTCGGTGTCTTGAGCATCTCTGGGATCATCACTCAGAAAGCTGACATCTTCACAATGATATTCGGAGGAGCAACACTTGACACTCTGACAGCGGATTTCAAATCACTCGTTGAAAATGAGGACATTGACACGATCGTCCTGGACGTTGACTCTCCAGGAGGGACTGTTTTCGGAGTTCAAGAATTTGCAAACTTGATCTTTGACTCCAGGAGCAAGAAGAAAATAATCACGATTTCATCTTCCGTCATGGCATCAGCCGCCATGTGGATCGGAGCGGCCGCTGACGTTGTTCTGATCTCAGGAGGAACTGTTTCAACTGGAAGCATCGGAGTTCTCACAACTCATGTGGATGTCTCTCAGCTTGAAGCGGATCTCGGAATCAAGACAACGGAGATCACAGCAGGGAGGGAGAAGCGGATCGCTTCAACTTTCTCTCCACTGACTGACGCTGGACGCTCCTCATTGCAGAGCCAGGTTGACAAGATCATGGAAGCGTTTGTCGGTGACATTGCAAAGTTCAGAGGAGTGAGTGATCAGGAGGTCAAGAGCAACATGGCTGACGGGAAGATTTTCATCGGAGACAATGCGGTGAAAGCTGGTCTTGTCGATGACATAATCACGTTTGATTTATTAATTGAAACCATTAACAACGGAGGACTGAACATGGGATTATTCTCAAAGAAGGAAGCGAACATCGGAAACTTGAAAGCGGATCATGAGGATCTGTACAATGAAGCAGTTGCAGTCGGTGTTGCAGAAAGCAAGGAGACTCTTGCAAATGAAGTTTCAAGCATACAAGCAACGGCCGTGAAAGTCGGAGAGGCTCAAGGAGCAGAAGCAGAGAGAGCAAGGATCCAGGGGATCAATGATTGCACTATCATCGGCCAGGAAGCTCTCGGAAAAACTTTGATCGCTGACGGAACAACCACTCCAGGTGAAGCCGCAATCCAGATGATCAATGCAAACAAGAAAGCGAACGTTGACGGATTGAAAGTGATCGACAAAACTTCTGCAAATGCTGTTGTTGACGAAGTAGAAGAAACGATCGTTGACAAAACAGCGATGACAGCAAAGCAGAAATGGGATGCGGATCCGAAACTTGCAAGCGAGTTCTCCAGTTTCGAAGCTTTTGAAGCAGTAGAAAAAAACGCTGAAAATTTCAGAATCAAGAAATCAGGATAAGAAACAAAAAATCCGTGAAGTCGTTGGTTTGACAATCTTATTGAATTAAAATTTGATGTAAAACTTTTTTAGAATCTGGAGGAAATTATGACTACACTCGCAGTCAATGTTGCAAGAGCTTTTGTTTTAGGAAATGAAAATGATTTTCCAGCAATAGCGGATATATTTTTTGAGGGTTCCGCTGTTGGCCTGGTAGATGCAACTGGTCACGCAAGGCCGCTGGAAGCGACTGACAGGTTTGTCGGGTTCGTCCAGGAGAAGCTCGATGCGTCACTGGTGTCGGCCGCTGATCGAAATGTCAGAGTGAAGAAAAGAGGAGTTGTGAAACTCTCTGTCTCTGGAGCAGTCATCACTGATGTCGGCCAGCCTATTTATGCGACTGATGATGACACTTTTGTGTTCTCTCCAGTTGCCTCTGTCTTCATCGGGAAAGTTGTTCGCTTTGTTTCCGCTGGAGTTGTTGACGTTGAATTTGACGCTGGCAACATGGCAGATCCTTACGCTGGCAGAGTGTGGGAGACTTTCTCAACGGCCGCAACTCTGACAAAGGTTGACACTGGAAAAGGTTTCTGGGTTGACACTGACGCTCAGACAATGACGCTGTTGACTTTTGCGGCTACAACTGCAATCGACATCATGGTTGTCACTGGTGGAGCGTTCGGAACTGTTGGAACGGCTGTTGATCCTGCCGCTGGAGACTTGATCTCTGGCCCTGATGATACAGGTGCAGACGGTGGAATCGCAACTAATACGAAAGCAACTGCAAGACGAGGAGACTTCCTCCACATCGTAACTGGTGGAGACGAAGGTTATCTGATAGCAGAAAAAAGAGGTATCTGGACGATAGCGTAATCATGGCGAATTCTATCAACGAACAAGCGAGGGAGGACATCACTCTCGCACTGGGTAGCATCAACGTTGAAGTGGGAGAGACTGTTCTCCCGCTGTTGAATTCGTCAGTCTCAGAGATCGTTCTGAAAATTAAAAGTGGAGAGGTCGAAGAAATTCGGCCTCTCTATAAACTAAAGAAATAATTTTTACATTTTAAACGAAGGAGGAAGACATGGGCGCACTCGCACTATCAAGCAGAGCGATAATCGGAGAATTCTTTTTGCGATTAGAGCAAAATGTCGGAACGGCTTGGATCGATCAGGTCTCAATGTTGTTCCAGTCGAATCAAGAATCAGAGACTTATAAATGGCTTGGAATGGTTCCTCAGATGCGTGAGTGGATTGGTGGCCGTAATGCCAAAGGATTCAGAGACAATGGAATCACTATCGTCAACAAGGAATTCGAAGCCACTCTGGAAGTTCTTGTCAAGGAGTTAAGACGAGACAAGACAGGCCAGGTTCTTTTGAGAGTCCGTGAGCTTGCAGACAGAACAAACTCTCACTGGGCAAAACTTTTGTCAACACTGATCATCGCAGGAGAGACTGGTCTTTGTTATGACGGAGCGGAATATTTCGCAACTGATCACGAGGAGGGTGACTCTGGATCCCAGTCAAACGACATCACTTCCGATGTCACAACAACGACTGCTCCAACGGCCGCAGAGATGGAGATCGCTATCCTGGCCGCTGTCACTCAGATCCTTTCTTTCGTTGACGATGAAGCAGAGCCAATGAATGAAGGTGCGAACTCTTTCGGAATCATGGTTCCAGTTCCGTTCATGGCATCAACACTGTCTGCATTGAAAAATGCAACTATCGTTGACGCTTCTGGATCCAGACAGAACACGATCCTGTCTTCTGGTTTCAACTTTGATCTCTGGGTGAATCCGAGATTAAGCTGGACAACTAAGTTCGCAACATTCAGGACTGACGGAAACGCAAAACCGTTGATCAGACAGGAAGAAACAGCAGTCAAGGTCGATGCGATTGCAGAAGGTTCTGAACTTGAGTTCAACGACAAGAAACATCACTATGGTGTTTCGGCTGATCGAAATGTGGGTTATGGATTCTGGCAACATGCGAATCTGACAACTCTTGTATAAATTATCTTTGCCTGTTCTCTCTGTTGGCTGTCGAGCTTTTGTCCTTTCCCTCGAACGTCAACAGGGAGGACTCCCGTTGAGGAAAAAAAATGACATTCAAAGATGACATGATCACTGACCTAGATGAAACGTTTCTCGATAATGAGGAGTTCGCAGTTGACATCACCTACAATGCAGGAACTATCCAGGGGATCTTTGATGCAGAGTTCTCCAGCGCAGTTGAGGGAGAGATGGGCATTGAGTCAACCGTCCCTCAAGTGCAAGTCAAGACAACCGATGTTCCAGGGATCGCACACAATGCCACAATGACGATCAACACTATTGTCTATAATGTCATAGGGATCCAGCCAGATGGAACTGGAATGACTTTGCTTTTATTGTCGGAAGACTAAGAAAGGGAAATCAATGAAGGGAGTCGGGCCAGGACATAGAGCGATCCAGAAATCAAGCGACTTTCTCATTGAAGTTGCAAAGGGGAAAGTCCCTGGTCACTCAATCGTTCACAAGTTCGGACACGCAGAAGTCGGAACAACTATGACTCCGATATGTCATGGAGGGATTTATCCAACTCCAACAGCAGAAGTCTCTCTCGAAGTTCTCTCGGACGATCCTCTTGACACATTTCTCGGAACTGGTGCGAGAACAATTTTCTTTGAGGGTTTAGCGTTAGACGGAAGCATCGTGACTCAATCAGTTGAAATGAACGGGACAACAGCGGTTCCTCTCCCGACTGATCTGTTTCGTCTTTATCGATGGTTTGTTGAAACTTCTGGAACATACGCAACAACAGCAGTCGGAAGTCATGCTGGAGCGATAACAGTCAGAGTCGCAGGAGGAGGAGCCACATGGAGCGCACTGGATCTGACTCCATTCCCTCACGGTCAATCTGAGATCGGCTGGTACACTGTCCCGCTCGGACATCGAGCCTATGTGTTCTTACAAGAGATAAATGTTGACACAACAAAAACGGCTGACCTGGTATTTGTGAGACGAGAGGGAGCAAACATTGTTGTCGCTCCTTTTTCTCCCATGAGAGTCGTTGCTCAATATGTTGGAATTGCTGGAAGTAATCCCTCAGACAGTAACGCTCCGCAAAACAGTTTTGAAGCGTTCTCAGATATTGGATATATGGGAAAGGTCGCATCGAGTACAGCGTCAGTCTCGGTCGCATACGAGATCTTACTGGTTGAGGATGGATTTTAAAAACAACGGGACATGTCCTGACATGCTTCCTTAATTTTGGACGCTTCACAGAGGATCTGAGGGAGGGGAAAAATTATGATTGATAAAGAAAACACAATTCTGGTTTCTATTCCGTACACTGGAACCAGGTTCCTCAAGGAGAGGCTTGGTTTGAAGCGTACCACACACACAACAGCAAACTGGGAGTCACTCCTGGGACTTGTCAAGGGCCGCAAGATCATTGCTCCCTTGAGGGATCCGAAGTCTTGCTGGAGATCGACTGTCAGGAGAATGACGAACACGAACACGAGAGACTTCAAAAACGTTGCTGGATTTTTTAAAGCCTGGTATCAGATGCACTCTTTGACATTGCTTTATGATGTTGATTTTATTCCAGTTGACTTGAGACAAGACAGCAGGATCCAGGACTGGGAGCCTGTCGGGAATGATGACAGAGGAGAGAATGAAAAAGCTCCAGACGTTCACTTGCGGGAACTTTATGAACTACCATTTGTAAAACAATTTTACAGCCTGGGAAAAAATTATGCCTGACTCAAGAAGACAACAGATAATCGATCAAATAAAAACACTCCTGGCAACAATAACAGTTGCGAACGGGTTCAAAACAAATACTGGATCAAATGTCTTTGAGTGGAAAGGAATTGATTTCCAGGACACGGAACTCCCAGGAGTTGACGTTCGGGATCCGAGTGAGGACGTTGAGAACAGAGGAAGCAATCACGTTTACACTCTCACGGTGGACATTGAAGCGAAAGTCTCAGCGAGTACGTCAACGAACCAGGCCAGGGAGGTTCTCGCAGACATTCAAACTTTGATGGGTAGCAATCAAAATCTCGGAGGACTCGCACATTTAGTCCGTCCAGTGCAGAATGAATTGCTGGACTTTGAACATGCGAACAATAAATTCGGATCAGTTTCAATACGTTTAGAAGTCGTTTATGCGACAATAGCTTTTCAACCTTACAGCTAGAAGGAGGATGTGCAAATGGCAACAACGGACTACACGCTCGGTGGAGCAAGACTTTTTTTCAATGATGGTGGACAAGATGGAGCAGTCGGAAACGGCTATCTCGATCTTGGAAACATTCCGACTTTTTCGATAGAGAGAACGATCGCAGAGATTGAACATTTTGCTTTCATTGCTGGCTCTCTCTCCCGTCAGAAAGATCTCAACATCGTGACTGACATCGGAATGAGTTTCAATTTCGGAATCGATGAATTGTTCTCTCAGAACTGGAACATAATTCTTTTCGGAAATGGAACCGTTGCAACGACTCAGACTGGAGACACTATCACAGACGAAGTTGCGGCCGCTCCTGTTCTCCTGGATCGTTCTATTTTCACAGCGGAGACAGATATTTCAGCGTTGACAGTTGATGGTGTTGGTGGAACTCCGACATACGATGTCACTGATGACTATCTACTTGTGAACGCAAAGACTGGAGAGATCAAGATCGTTGATGGTGGTGCGATCACGACTGGTCTCGCTCTTGAATTGAACTACACATCAGCGGCCAGGACAAGAGACAGAATCGTTCCTGGAGATGACACTTCAATCAAGGGATCTGCAAGACTTGAATTCCAGGGACAAAATGGTGGAAACCTGACCTGGATTGTGAACAATTGTGAGATCAAGCCAGATGGATCCAGTCCGATTTCTTCAACAGAAGTTTCTGAATCGAATTTGATCCTGAACATTCTTGTTGACAAAGTTGTGACTCCAGCGGAGCCTTTCGGATTCGTGATGCACGGTTCTTAAACTGAAAAAATATGAAAACTTTTTTTGACGAAAAACAAATCTCGATGAAAAACCGAGAGGGACAAGTTGTGGAATTCTTTATGCGTCCGATTAAAATCAAAGAACTGCCGATCATTAATCGGATCAGCGAACTTGCAGAAGAATCGGGCGCAGAAGAATTCACAACTCCATTGTTGCTCTCCCTCATGCTGGATTGTTTGAGTATTGATGGGAGCAACATTCCTGCCAGCACAGCGCAAGATCTGGTCAACACTTTTATTGAATATAACTTTCCAGATCCAGAGAAAGCAGACAAGAAAGAGAAGTCAGACAAGACTGAACCTCTTTCTTTTTACATAGATTTTTTGGTCTCCATCGGGTACAGCCTTTGTGATGTCATGGAGATGACGATGTTGCAGTTCAATGAATTAATTATAAAAGCAGGAGAACGATTGAATCCAAAATCAAAAGTGATGGATCCTCTTGAAGCGTTCCGCAAGATGGGTATTCCGATAAGGAAAGGAAAAAATGGCTGATAAAGTAAAAATTGAAATCGGAGGAGATACGTCTGGAGCAGAGGCCAGCATCAAGGATCTCGAACAGGTCACGAAAAAGTCTTTCGAGAAAATGGCACAAGAAGCAGAGGAAGCCGCTGACGATGTTGCAAAGTCTTTCAAGAGAGCAGGGATCCGAACAGAGCAGGAGATCAAGGCCAGTTCGAAGAAAGCCAGGAGGGACTTTGAAAAGATCCGAGACTCTGGAGTTGCTTCCGCTAATGATATAAAAAGAGCGCACAATGCAATGACAGCAAAGCTGAAAAAGAACAGCAGGGAACTGTCAACAAGCTCAAAGAAGATCGGGGACATTTTCAAAAATATCAAAGGGACAATCATTGCGGCATCGATTGCGGCCGCTGGATTTTTCGGAGTGAAGGTGTTCGGAGAAGCAATCAAGTTCGAGTCTGCTTTGCTGGATCTTCAAAAGGTGATGACAGACTCGGAGGGAGACGCAAAACAATTCACAGCAGTCACGGAGGAACTCGCAAAGAAATTCGGTGTATCATCAGCGGAGGTTCTCCAGGGAGCCGCAAACTTTAAGCAAGCAGGGTTCTCCCTGGCAGAAGCGTTCCAGTTGCAAGAGCAAGCATTGAAGCTGGTAATCGCTGGAGATATAGAAGCCGCAGAAGCCGCTGAACTCCTGGTCTCAACGTTGAAAGGATTCCAGGCTCCAGCGTCAGAAGCCGCAAGGCTGACAGATGTCCTGAATGAAGTCTCAAACAAATATGCAACGAACCTCCAGCAACTTGCGATCGGCATGGCCGAAGTGTCTCCGATTGCAAAACTGATGGGATTCACGTTCGAAGAAACAGCGGGACTCCTGACTCCGATCATTGAAGTCTTTAGATCTGGAAGTGAGTCAGCGCAAGGATTCAGAACTGGACTCTTGAAGTTGATAGATGATGCAGTTCCAGTGACGGAAGCTCTCGCAAATCTCGGAGTTGAACAGAAAGAGGGAGTCAACAAGACAATGCGATCTGGAAAGGCCATTGTCGAGGATGTTGCGGCCGCTTTCCTGGGCCTGGACGAAAACTCAAAACTTGTCTTTGCGACTCAGCTTGTCGGGATCCGTCAGGCCGCAAAAATGGTTCAGGTTTTTGATGGACTTGCAAAGACAACAGAGATCACAAATGTCGCAATGAACGCTCAAGGATCCATCAACAAGGAAGTCGCTGTCAGACTTGCATCAACAGCGCAGAAAGGAAAGAAAGCGGCTCAGTCATTTAATATCATGGCGAAAAATGTCGGGAATATTTTGCTCCCGATCTGGAGTCAACTCCTTGACATTGCAATTGTGACTTTCGATGTCCTTGCAAAAGGATTTTCAGCGACTAAAAATTTCATTGATGGACTCCCAGACTTCACTCGGTTTGTCATTCCGTTCCTGGGCCTGATCAAAAAATCGAAAGAGCAAGTTGTTCAAACAAATAAACTCGTGAAAGCAAATGACGATTTTGTGGAGTCCGAAAAGGAAGTCAAAAAGAAAGTTGAAGCAACTGCAAAAGCTTTTGAGGAGAGACGGAAGCTCAGAGCGGAAGACGCTCAAAATGCTGTTGATGCGGCAAACAAGGAACTTGCCGCTGTCACTTTGAACCTGTCAGCACAACAGGAAAAAAACAAACTGATCAAGGCCAGCATCACGGCAGTCAAAAGCAGTCTCCGAGAGCTTGAAAAGGAATTAACGTCAGCGGCATCATTCACGCAAAAGATCCTGGACTCCATTGCAAAGAGCCAGAAGACAATTGCTCAACAAGGACTGGATCCGCTGGAGAAACTCCTGGACAACCTGGAGAGAGCGCAAGCAGATTTCAGGCTGGCAGTCAAAGCAGAGTCCGCTGGAAACACAGAGGAAGCAAGATCACTGACACTCTCAGCAGTTGAAGCGGCAAACGCAATCCTGGAAGTCCAGAAAGGAGCAACGGCTGGATCCGAAGTCACAACGAGCGAGTTGACAAGAGCAACAGCGCAAGCTGACAGACTGGTTGCGTCTGCATTGAAGTTCTCACAGGCGATGGAGGTGTCGGCCGCAGAAGCAATCCCGTCCGTCCAGGAGGAACTCAAAGGACTCGAAGCGGATCTGAAATCTGGAGAAGCTCAACTGGTGGTCTTGAAGCTCTCCATCAAGCAAGCAACAACTGACGCTGAAAAACTGAAAGCGATCCTGGAGACGAACACAACAGCGACACACACTCAAGTGATCAACACGATCAACACTGGTGGAGCATCGGCTCCTCCGATCCCAGGCTTTTCGACTGGTGTCAAGTTGCCAGGTTACGGAGGAGGAGACAAGATCCTTGCTCGATTGGAAGCAGGAGAAAGAGTGATCAAGAAAGAAGCAGTCAGGAACCTGGAAGGACTTGGAGGTCGAGCGATGGCCGCACTCCACAAAGGAGACATCCAGGGACTTGTTGACAGTCTTCCTCTCCCTGGCTTTAATCAGGGAGGAAAGGTTGAGGCCCAGTCTCCGAGTGGGACAACAAATGTCAACATGAACCTGGGAGACAAGTCGTTCCCGATGGTTGCGAAAGTAAGCGTTGCCGATGAATTTGCGGCTGAAATTAAATCCATTAACATTGTAAGGAGTCGGAAATCTAATCCGTATTAAATTATGCCAGTAATAACTCCAGCAATAAAATTCTTTTCATTCGAACCGATCGGATCCTTTGCTCTGGGAAATCAAGATGTCCATTTCCATGAAGCTCCTGGCGGGATCTCCCGCTCGGTCAGGCACTTGAATCCAGTCAACGGAAGACGGACGCAAGACGGATCCTTGATCACTCAAACGATTAGATATAACAAAAAAGTAATAGACCTTTCAATCACGTTCTTTGATGTTACACTGAAAACATATTTCCAGACGTTGTATGAATCAGGACTCAGGATCACATTCTCATTGTGGGTTGAGAATCCGACAACGTTCGTTGAGGAGACGGAGTTCTCTGGGATCGTCCAGATGATGTCTTTTGACGATGACGCAGACCTTTCTGCAAATGTCAGAACAATGACAATGACTTTATCGGAGGCATAAAACATGGCTGGAAAACTTGTCACAATAGGACACTCGGACGTTCTCACCTGGTACTTTAAAAACGTGCAGAGTTCAAGAGGTGCGGACGCTTTATATCTCGGACTTTATACTGACACAACAGAGCCTCCGATCACAGCGGCTCTCCCTGCAACGAACATCACGGAACTGGGACTCGCAGGATATGCCAGGATTCAACTCCTGGACGCAGACTGGACAGTGACAGCAGACCAGGTTGACAACGTTCTGAAAACTTTCACAGCGGCCGTTGATTGGGGAAATGTTTATGGATCTTTCTTGACGAATGGCCCGTCAGGATCCACTGATCTGATAGCGGTCAAGCATTTTTCGAATGGCCCTTTCAATGTTTTAAACGGAAAGACGATTGATGTCACTCCGAAGTTTTTAATCTCAAACGTGACTTAAAAGTCTGATTTAATTTTCTAATAAGGAGGATCAAAAATGTCAAGTTATACAGTTGCAGTTCCCGACATAGTAGCGGGAGGAGATCCACAAACTCTGGTCAACATCTTTTCAGTTGGTGGAGTTGCTCGTGGAAAGATCAACAATATTATCGTTTCAAGTGGAGCCGCTCCTGACGATCAAGCGAACAACTTTGAAGTCAAGAGAACGACTGGAGTCGGAACAGAGGGTGCTGGAGTCACTCCGAATCCTTTGGATCCAGACACAGCTCCATCAAGTTTTGATGCAGGAGAGGGACACTCAGTTGAACCGACTGAGACAGCAAGTTCTGAATTGCTCGCATTTAGTTTGAATCAGAGAGCGACATTCTCATGGCTTGCAAATCCTGGTTCCGAACTCATTCTTCCTGCAACAACAAACAACGGGATCAATGTTGTCAGGAGATCTGGAACTGCTCAATATGTTCTGGATTGTACAGTTATTTTTGAGGAATAAATTCTTATGGCAAAGAAAGAAGCGGGAGTCATTCTGGTTGATGGAGAGCAAGTCGCAAGCACGAATCAATGTCCGCATTGCGGCTCGCACTTCATCATGCAGAAAGGAAGTGGAAAGCTCAGAGGGTTTTGCATGAAGTGTCACGGGATAACATGCGGAAAAATAGAGTGTTGCAAATGTGTTCCATTCGAAAAGAAACTGGAACTCGTTGAAGCTGGAAAACTTATTTTCGTTTAATACTCTCCAGGTAAATAATACAAATGACGATTGATGCAAACACTGGATTTTTACTGGACTGCGATGGCCCTGATGCAAGCACTACTTTCACGGACACTGGAGTCAATGCAATCACTCCGATCAATGCAATCGGAAATGCCGCAGTCAGTACAGATCAATTCAAGTTCTCAGCGGGTGGAAGTTTGTGGATCCCTGACGGAACATCAAAGCTCGAAGTTGCAGACCATTCTGTCTGGGATTTTTTAACAAATAACAACCAGCCTTTCACGCTGGACATGTGGGTTTATTTTACAAACATTACTGCTCATAGAGGTTTTATGGGCCAGTTTGGTTCGTACAGTCATTACTGGACTTTTCATTGGACATCGGGCGGCAACTTATATTTCAAAGGAACTAAGTCCTTTCAGAACCAGTCATGGAGTGCGCTATGGATGCCCACTATAAACACATGGCATCACATAGCGGCCGCAAGGGACGCAAGCAACAACAGATTTCTTTTTGCTGATGGAGTCCCTCTCTCTCTGGCTTCTGAACAAAAGTCAACTCAGTGGTCATCAGGAGTCTCCAATGTTGTGACTGTTGGTTATGTGCAAGGTTCAAATTATTATCATAGAGGATATATTGATGAAGTCCGATTCAGTGACGTTGACAGATACGGAAGCGGAACTCCTTTCACTCCTGAAACGATTCCTTATGGAGAAGTTCCTCCTCCTCCTCCACCAGAACAATTTTTTCCTGACAAGTATTTTATCCCTCCCAGGAATCCAGTGATCAAAAAGATCAGGATCAATCCTGGTCACTCGTTCACTCCAGGGATGGAGATCCCAGTTCCGATCAAGCTGGACAAGTGGGAACATATAAAGAACATTCCGTCCAGGACGAAAAAGAGAAACGTTGCAAACGTCACTCAAAATATCCTGGTGGAGTTCAATGTTCCGACTCTCCCAGAGGTCATCATGGACTCGTGGTTCAAACAGCAACAACTCGCACGGATAGCAAAGAGGAGTCATCCGTCTGCACTGATCGACATCGATTTCATTGAAGCAATTCAAGAACAGAATGGAAACTATTTTGACACTGGAGTTTTTGGTTTTGCTATTACGGAGAACGGTGATGATGCGGCAGATTTCGCAGACGCAGACGTTTTCGACATGGCGATCACAGCGGTTCACCTGGAGGACTTCCAACTGGAAGACGTTGAGCCTTTCGGGTTCGCAATCAGTTATCCGATCCAGGGAGTTGAGATCTTCAACTCTGGAGTTCCTGGCTTTGTGTCTGCAAACGTTACAATCAATGGAGTGAATCAGTCTGCAAATATGCAAGGGCTTGTCTCTGTCACTCGTGAGGATAACACGGCCGCTCGTTTTAAATGTACCATCGAACTGGATCCGACTGCAATCCCTCCAGTGAAACCATCGGAGATGATCAACAAAGAAGTCCTGATCAGCTTTGCGGCCGCTGACATGGATGGAGTCGTTGCGGATTATTTCCCGATTTTTGTCGGGATCTGCAAGCATGTCACATTCAATGACGATCAGAGATCCGTTGTCATGACTGGATATGACAGAGGAGGAGTTCATCAGACGAAAGGAGAGTTCGTCTCCAGCAATATCACGGATGTTGTCACGGGGAACTTGCATGTCAGTTCAGCAGGGACGCACTCTCTCGGACACGCTCCGATCTGGGGTGTTGTGTGGAACGGAAATGCAGTCGTGACTGATGGAGAGGATTATTTCGTCAACACATTGAACGGATCAATCATCGTTCCTATCTCCTCCAGGATCTTGCAGTTTCCAGGATCGTTCACATATTCATATCAGAACCCGTTCGGATCCATGAGGGAGATCATTCAGAACGTTGCAGGAATAAAGGGCTGGAATGTCTCAGAGGACAACGTGACAATTGCAGATTATACAAGTACAACGGAACATCCTGTTTTGAGTTTGTCGGACGAATCTGTCATTGATGTTTGCAGGAAATTCCTGGAACTCTCTGGAGCAAAGGTGGAGACGAATCTGTTTCCGAACCTCCGAGTATATTCCGAAGTTCAGAACGTGATCAACAACGTGAACATCCATGTCATTGATGACTCGATGATCTTTGAAGACACTCTCATTTTCAGAGCGGACTTTGATGAAGTATTAAACGAGCAGACAACCAGGAGCGTCCAGAAAATCAATGCAAATGTTGTTGTCGGATCCGAGGGAGCGATCGCACAATTTTCAGGCTCCCAGGGAACAACAGATCCTCGAAGCGTTCAGACTGATGTGATCTGGTGGAATAATTTTGATCTATCGACTCCCACTGTTTTAGTTGAACACAGAGTCAGCAAGGCTGGACTGAACTCGATCTCGTTTTCTGCCAGCGGGAGATTTCATGCGGCTCTAATTCCTTTCGAATATTTCGAAGAACCTATCACTGGAGCGTCCTGGAATTCATTCACGGATGGAGATGATTTCGTCATTCAGTTGAAGCACACAATTGTCGTTCTCGGTGGTGGAGGGATTAGGTTGTGGACGTTCCCTGCCGTTGAATATTCCTTGACAGTGAACGGTTCAAAGATAAACTATGGAGACGGGACGATTGAAGATGTCCAGATCGTAACAGCACAACGTCCGATCGTGGGGATCTCGGAAACACTCAAGGGAGATGTCTATGAAAACCCATACATTGAAACTGATCAACATTGTGCAAATATTTGTGATGCAATATTGCTGGAACACGGGAACCCATACACAGCAAGCTTCCAGATCCCAGTCTTTGAAGGGAGGTCTCTGAACATCGGAGATCGTTTGAACATAGAGAAACAAGGACTTGAAAGATTCTACGGAATCATAAAAACTTTATCTTACTCCATTAATTTAGTAACGGGACAAAACGCAATCCGAGTGGGTGCGAAAGGTGTCGGAATAGGAATATAAAAATATGGCCGCTCCAGTTGTCACAGTTGATTTTGTTGCAGATGCTTTAGAGGGAGCAAGTCCGTTGACTGTACAGTTCACGAACTTGACAACCGTTGATGTCGGTTTCCAGAGGAAGTGGCTCTGGACGTTTGGAGACGGAGAAATTTCAGAAGATGAAAACCCGACTCACATTTTCACAGGGACAGGAGGAGACCAGTTCACTGTCTCTCTCTCTGTTGTCGCAACGGCTGGAGAGTTTGACGCTCTGGCAACGGGAGTCCTGGGTGCGACTTTGAATAGCAACGAAAGGATTTATGGAGTAGATTTCACAAATGATGATGCCTGGGCAGACAGAGGGCCAGCTCCACTCTCCTCACAGGATGCAGTTCATTATGTAAATTTTAATGGAGCGCAATATAATTATTTGACAAACAATCCTAATATAAATTTAAAATCAGCACAGAGCGATCTTGCACATATTGAACTGGAAGCCAAGCTGGATCTAAACATTCAGGACATCCAATTGACCGCACATTGTCTGGGATTTTCTGGGATGCCATTACCTCAAAACAGTTGGGTGACGTTTGGAATTATTACAGGTATTACAACGGCCGCTCCTCAAATTGCAACTCCGCAAATACTTCCGCAATTGCAAATGGGATCTCCTCCCGCTGGTCATAGGTGGGGAGCGATTGTCAGGTTTCGGACAAGGACATACACGAACTCAGGAACTCAAGGTTATGATGCGGACGAAAAAGAAGACTACATAATGATAGGACTCCCGCCCGTTGCGGAGTTCGATGGATCTCCTCTCTTGATTAATAATGGAGGAGCAGTTCAGTTCGAGAATCTATCAACAGAAGCGGTCGGACTCCCGACAACTTATTCCTGGAAAAAAAGGATCTCTGGATCTGGAGATTCGTTCGTTGAATTTTCAACAGAAAAAAATCCGAGTGCAATCTTTACAAAATAAATTATGAGTATTTCAAAAGATCTAATCGATTCAGTAAACACAAAAACTCGCTATGATAATTTTAGCGAGGAAGTAAAGATCCTTTCTTCCGCTCGTGCAGGGAACATGACGATCTATACAATATTGAACAAGAACGGAGTCACGTTCCAGAAAGTTCCAGGCCAGTCGGGACTCTCTGATCGAGGTTATCTGGGTTTTGTAAATGGAGACCGAGCGAGACCGATCATGCTGACGGGATCCGTCAAGACAACATCAACTGAGTCCGTCAACAACACTGTCACTCAGGGAGGAGGAGGAGGATTCGATGGACTCTTTCCCGTTGATCTCACTCCCTCTGTTTCTTATGACATAGAGTTGACAGCGGACGCTGGAGCTTTGGGAGATGACACGGAAACGAAAACTGGATTTGTTACAGTAGTTTAATTTTGACAACTATGAGGAGGAGTTGAATGTTCTGGAACACGACAAAGATTTTTGAGGCACTTGCAACGATCACAGCAAACACGAAGAACCACAATGCAGAACTCCAGGAGTTCAAAGGAACATTCCAGCGACACATTGAGAAAGAGGACAAAGAAGCAGGAGAGATCAACAAGAAATTTGAAGCTCTCCAGAAATGTCTTTCCGACAAGGAGTGTCCGAACTTTGGAGACTTCAAAAAAATAGAGCGGAGATTTTACGACTCGCAGAAAGTCCATGAGAATCGGAGGATCTCTGACAAAGAGATTGCCGCAAAAGAAAAAACGCTGGAAGTAAAGGAGCGAGCAACAAAAGACGAGGCAATCGCAACAGCGATCTCCAGCTTGAAAACGTCCAGGAAATATCAATGGCTGACATCCTCTGGGATTTATATCATCCTGGGAGTCATCCTGAAAAAAGTTTTCACATCACACTGATCCCTCCACCTATCGAGTCAAGGAACGGCCCATTCTTTGACTCGATCACATCCTCCAGGTAAATTGCAGGGAATCCGCTTCACTCTATACAGCAGGACAGGAGATCTCAGGACGAAGCATGTCTCCACAACGATCACCAGGCCGATCGCTCACAAGCGATCTCACGCAGTCTCACAGCAAATCACCTACAATACCAACAAAACGTCCCATTTTGACACAAAAGTGTCTCATTTTGGGACATGTGTTCCATCCTGGGAATCCTCCTGGCCGCATCTTGTATGGGATCCGCTCCAGGGTACTAGATTTTGTATGCTATTTCTGGCACGGCTTGTGCGATATTATCAAGCAGTTAAATTGATAATTTTTTCACGAGGAGACAAAAATGGAAAATCAAAATATGGTCGAATTTATTTCTTACAAGTTTGAAGGGGTTCACGTTTCTCAGAATATTGAAAATGCAACGGCTTTTGACTACTCAATTTTTGAACCTAAAAAGAACACAATTTTGTTCAGGCTCAAAAGCTGGAACACATGCAGTCAAGCGATCGTTTGTGTCAACGTTGAAAAAAGCCTGATCTACTTTCTCCAGGATTACAATGTTGAAGATTCAAACTGGGAGACACGAGGAATCAAATTGAACTTTCCAGTGATCGTCAACGGCCGCTCTCTATAACCTAAATCGAAAAGGGTTCGCACATGCGACAAGAGGATCTCAAGATGAAAAAATTTAATAGCAAATACGGAGTTGTCCAGGAGCAAGACAGAAGCGGATTCAAGAATCACAGAGACGGAATGAGAAGCTTTGAACCAATAGACGGAAGGATGACACCAGTCGCAATCACTTTTGATCCTGAGTGTTCAACGGATCTATACTTTCTCCAGGAAACAGGGATTGACCTGGGAGCCAGGTTTTGTGCGGCTTGCGACAAGATCGAGGTCGAACTTGATGACGAGTTTTGCGAACATTGCGCTCAAGAAAAAAAGAAAGATCACACGGAGAGAAACGTCCAGGTCATGAATGAAGCGTATAAAACAAACTACCCAGAGAGACAACCATCAATGAACCTGGCCGCATATCTTGACACTTACAGATCCGCAACTCCAGAAGATCACGCAGACTACCTGGAGACCGAGAGGAGAGAGATCCTGATCGAAGGGATCCGCAACTGGAGACTCGTGAAAGCGCAGGAGGACGGAGTTGCAGACCTGGAGGAGATGACGATCGGTGAAGCAAAGACGCTGGCATCATTTATCTCTCGGACTTATCTGATCGATGTCACCTGGAGCAATATATTCCAGAGGATCCGAACCATGTTGAAAGATTAAAAATGTTCTATTTTGAAACAGTGGTGTCCGATCCTGGGACACGCTGTTTCAGATCGGGACACGGGAGTTTCCAGGCCCAGTCGTAAGTCCTGCAAAATCAACAGAAAATTTTATTCTGAGTTTGGCACACGCTATGCGATTATAATCTGTCAGTTAAAACGATCAAAACTTTTTAGAAAGGACGCAAAAATGGGAAACGAAAACAAGACAGTCAACCAGATCATCGCAGAAGCAAAGGAAGCAACTCAGGAAAACGCTCACACGGAAGCAAGGATCTTACTCTCTGAACTCGCAGGACACAAGAACACTGAATTCTTGAAAAACGTTCTTGAGTTGCATCTTGAAAGAGGAGACATGTCAGACAGTCTCAGGAGGCTGAGAGACTCACTGTTCACTCCAGTCATGAGACAACTTGAAATCATCTATCCTGATTACATCAAAGCAATCAAAGCCGCTCTATAATTCAAATCGAAAATTGCTCGCACAAGCGGGAGAGGATCTCGAAAATGAAACCATCAGAAAAAACAAAAATTATCCTGGAGAGGATCTCCGAGAAGTTGTTCGGGAAAGAGTACATCCTTTTGACTCACAAGGAAATGATGAAAGTTGTTGCGACATTAAAAAAAGCAACTGAAATTTACCAGGCCAGAAAAGCTCACAATTTTATTTGAAAGGATTCGACATGGTAAACAAAAACGCTTTATACAATCGAGACGTTGCAGAGATATTCGTTGCGCTGACACAATCACTCCAGACGGAGATCCAGGACATGAGCGAAAAGGAAATGATCGCTCTCTCTAATGCCGCAAAGGAACTGTCAGCAAACAAGCCGCAAGCCTATTGACCAGGGAGGAAATAAAAATGAAAATACACTTAAAAAGGACAATAAATTTCGGACAAACGGAGACAAAGTTTTGCTCCTGGGTTCCGTCAGACAGCAACACTGTTGACAAGAAGACTTTTGACAGGCTCGCTGATCGTTTAAAGTGCAAGCATTGCGTCAGGGAGTCACAACGAAAATGGAAATCAAGTCTCGTATAATTTTTAAGAAAGGAAACGTCATGCACTCAACAGAATTATTTCTCAGACAACAAGCAGACACGGCCAGGGAGGAGATCCAGGCCGAACGAAGGAAGACAAAGCGCAACACGGACGATCGCAGGAGAGAGAGCATGAGTGAAGCCAGGAGAGAAATCAACATCTATCTCATGCAGGGAATGGATCGAAACATTGCAGTCAATTTCGTCCTGGACGATAAAAAGATCTCGATCGTTGACAGAAAAGAAGTGAGAAGATTCTTCAAATATGGTTGCCATACAATATGTAGTATGGTCGAGGAACTCCATGACATAAAACGTGAAAATACTTCAAATTTAGTTCTTGAAGCAATTTGAAAATCGATTATCATGTCTCTATAAGTTTAATTTATTTGATGTTTAATTTTTTCAATAAGGAGATTCGAAATGATTAATTTACAAAACTTTTCCAGCATTACCCAGGAAGAACCAGCGGGAAAAACATCAGAGAAATATTCGTTCATACCAACAACAAGAATTATTTCAGACCTTGACCGAGCAGGATGGTTCCCAGTTGAAGCGCAGGAAGCCAGCGCAAAGGGAGACAACAAAGGATTTCAAAAACACTTGATCAGATTCAGAAATGATAACGTTGTCAGCCAGGGTTCAAAGTTCCAGCCAGAGATCGTCATGACAAACGCACACAACGGGAAAGCCTCTTTTAAACTGATGGGAGGAGTGATCAATTTTGTCTGCTTGAACGGGATGATTGTTGCAGACTCCATCGTTGCAGAGAACACAATCCGTCATCAGGGATATACAGAGGAAGTCGTGAACGAAGCTGTCTATAATATCATTGAAGACATGCCGAGAGTCTACAACAGCATTGAACGTTTCCAGGACATCACTCTTGACGATGACGAGCAGTTCGCTTTTGCAAAGGGAGCCTTGATGGTGACTTTCGATGACGAACAACTTGAGAACGTAGTCCTGGACGATTCCGCAAGACGCTTGATGCGGCCAATGAGATCCGAGGAGCGAGACGGAAATCTCTGGAACTCGCTGAACGTTGTCCAGGAAAAGCTCATTCGTGGTGGAAGATTTTTGAAGACACAAGCGGATCCATACTCACGGCCGAAAGTAACAAAGAGGAGAGCAGTCAAGAGCATAGACAAAAACGTTGACATCAACAGAGGTCTCTGGGCCTATGCGGAAGCACTTGCAGACCTCAAGACATCAAAATGATTTTATCCTGGGAGGGTTCTGCTTCACAGCGGGACTCTCCATCACTATCAGAAAGGAAACGAATGAAGACGGATCAAATGTTGTTTGTCCTGGAGCTTTCATCATTGCTCGAAAAACACAAGGCAACAATTTTTTACACGAACGATGATGACGGGATCCACATTGAATCAAACGGAGAGGAGGTTTTCAAAGGATTCCTTGACGGGAAAAATGCTGGTCACAATTTATATCGGGATGTTATCAAGAGAGGGAGGAAGGGATGACGAAAGAGAGATTCTGGAAAGGGAGTCTGAACTGGCAGATCAGAAAATGGTACGGGCTAAAATGGAGGATATTAAAATTCAAGCTCAGAAAAGAATTCAAGATCCTTGATCATGTTTATGATTTTCCTGCTCAATATGTAAACCTGGAAACTGATTTTTGCTTGTGCGGTTATCATTCTACAAACGAAATAAAAAAACTGGGCTGGAGTGATTGGTGCAGTCAGGACATTGTGAGTTATCACCATAGCCTGACAAGCGAAAAGCATCTCAGAACCAATCACAAGAGGAGCGATGCCTGGTGGAAATATTACAGTCCGCTAGAAAATAGAAACTAATTTTTTCAATCTTAACACGGAGGAGAGTATGCTTGCATTGAATAAAGTCCTGGAGGATGTCACAGAGTTCCTGGAGCGGAGAGACGCTGATCAGAAGATCACGTTCTTGTCAGTTGCGGAAGCGAGAGCAGAGGAGGTTCTGTTCGCTGATGAACTCACAGAGAAGCACGAAGGAGACCATGTGGATGTCAAGCTCGTGAGAGCTTTGATCCAGGCAATCAACATTGCAAAGGAATCAAAATGACGAAAATCAAAAAACTATATCTGACAACAGGTGCTTTGCTTTTTGCCTTGTTCCTGGTCACTGTCTCGATCCTTGTGGTTCTCCAGGATCCAGCGGCCAGGGAGGATCCAGGGAAAGCAACTCAAGGACTGGCTCTTGTCATGGATAATGAGGAGTTTTTCACGGTCGGAAGAATTGGAAACTATTTAATTTTAGAGACTTGCACGGAGAGAACGAATGGCCTGGAAACACAAATTGACGAAGCTGGAAAAAAAGCACGTTTTCTCAATGGGAGTCAGGACAAAGAAGGATCTTGAGAATCTCTTTGAACATCAACGATCGTTTCGGAGGAACCACAAACCCAGGAACGGTCTCGGATCTGAGCCTTGCTTTGTTTGCAAGTCGCTCGCATTGAAGATGGGATATAAAATCAGATGACACTGGACGAAAGAGGGACACATGTCAAGGACTGCAATTCATGCAGATTTCTTGATGATCACAAAGACTGTTGTCATCCAGAGGGAGGAGGAGCGTCACACATGGCTCCCTCGATGGAGAACTGTCTTGCGAAAAATGACTGGAAGTGGTGGAGACCGAAAAAGAATCCAGTCAAAGATTTTATTGACAATATTGACGATGGAATTGATCTTGACCAGGAGGGAGGTTGAATGGTTTATCAATGGACGGACGAGGAGTGGAAGCAGTTTGAAGCAAAGCTCGAAGGAGTCAAGGCAGGGAAAGCATTTGAGGCTCTGTTTAAAATGACAACTGGACAAGAGGAGCATCCAGAATGGTTCGAGTCTCCTTGTGATTGTGATCTTTGCAGAAGTTGCGGAGATTGAATTTTATAATTAACATTTTAAAGAAAGGATTTATTGATCATGAGTTATGACAGCACGATTGAAAACATGGAAAAGACTTTATTGAAAAAGAAAGAGGAAAGGAGGATCCGAAACGAAGCAAAAATCAAGAAGCTGAAAGAGAGAGTCCTGGCGAAAAACGAAAAGATCCAGGCACTCTCTGACGAGGTGACTGCACTGAATACGGAGTGCGCTGATCTCATGAGTGAGCAGGGAGCGGAAGACAAGACAGAACAGTTCGCTCCTGGGATGGAGTCAGAGTCAAAGGATTCGTCAGCAAAGACTCTGGAGAAAAAACCTCCACCAGCAAAAAAGAAGTAAAGCGGATTTTATATTTTTAACAACTGAGGAACAAAATGGAAAATGAAATTGTGAAGTATATAACAACGGGAGGAGACATCGAATTGTCTCCAGAGATCATCAAGGCTCAACTCGTTCCTCCTGACTCACAGATCACGGATCAGGAACTCGGATTCTTTTTGCAAATGTGTAAATATCAAAAACTGAATCCGTTCTTGAAAGAAATTTACATTGTAAAATATGGAGCTTATCCAGCGGCCTTTGTTGTCGGGAAAGATACTTTCTTGAGGAGAGCGAAAAGAGATGAAACATATCTCGGACACAAGGTTGCGATCTCTGATGACGGAAAGACTGCCTGGGCCGAAGTGGAGGTCAAAGGACTGAAATATCCGATCAGGGTTGACGTTGAGTTCGATGAATATGTCGGAACAAAAGGTGACGGAACTGTCAATGCGATGTGGACGAAAAAGCCGAAAACGATGTTGAAGAAAGTGGCCCTGGTTCAAGCACTGAGAGAAGCTTTCCCAGATGCACTCGGTCAGATGTATGATGAAGTTGAGATCGACAAAGAGCAGGAACTTGTTGACGTTGTTGCAAACGAGGTCAAGCCAGCGGAATCGAAGTCGGCCCAGGAAGCAGAGCAGAAAAAGCCAGAGAAAAAGGCTCCAGACTCCTCTCCAAAGGCCGCAAAGAAGACTGAGGGAGCAAAGACATCAAAGACAACTGGAGAAGTCCAGGAGATCATGTCAAAGATCAAGAATGTTACTCAGACAACTGGTGGAGATCCTCAGAAACCCTGGACTCGATTCAACATCGAGACTGTCGGTGGTACTTTCTACACGACTTTTGACAAGAACTTTGCAAAGGACGCTGAAAGCATCAAAGGAAAGGACGCAGAAGCATTGCTCCAGTATGTTGTCGTTGATGGGAAATATTTCAACCTGGTAGACAAGACAGGTCTTTCGCTCATTTAATTAAGGGGATAGCGGGTTCAGTCTCATGGAAGACTTGACTCAGGTTTGAGATGAAAAAGGCTCTATGAGATAAGCTTTTCAGCTTTGCTTCCGTGAGACTACCCGATCCCATAACTTTTGCAGGAGAAAAAATGCTGGATCTACTAATTGCGATCGGAGCTTTCACTGTCGGATCCGTTGTGTTCATTTACACCTGGACAAGAGGGATCATCATGTTGAAGACGAACTCCTGGACGTTGCAGACATTCCTTGCGCTGATGTGTCCGACACACACTCTCTCATTCTGGTCGGTTGACAAAGAGGAGAACTGGAGACTGTTTTCCAAAGTCACGAGATACTATCTTTCACATTATTATATCAACGGATCAAGAGCAAACAGGTTCCGCTGGTGGACTGACTTTTTGAATGATTGTGCGGTGAAATAATTGCTGACATTTGAGGAAAAAAATCATATTTACAGATGGGATGGAGAAGTTGTTCCCAGTGTGACAAAGGTCATCAGCGATCTGAGTGACTTCTCTGGGATCCCGCCACAAGTGCTGGCGAACAAATCGGCCCTGGGAACTGAATTTCACAGGATCATCAAGCTTCATTTCCTGGACGATCTACTCTATGACACAATTGACTCCAGGCTGGTTCCAGCTTTCGACACGTTCCTGGAGTGGTCTGCTCCCAGGCTGGATGAATTCAGGAAAGCAAAGTCGGAGGAGATGCTGTTCAGCGAGAAAATGTGGCTGACTGGGACTTGTGATCTGGCAACTCCTGGAGAACTGTTTGACTGGAAGCTCCGAAACTATATGCCAGTTGTGGACGTTCTCCAGCTTGACGGATATGACACTTTGCTCCCAGGAGGAAAGAGGAAACGCTGGACGATGTGTTTCAATATGAAGTCAGGGAAACTCAACATCAGGAGATCCGAACACTCCCAGAGTCATTCAATGTTTATGTATATGCTTGACTTTTATCACAGTGAAAACAAAGACATCGAAAACCATTTGCAGACGCTCGCAAACTGGAGAGGAGAATGGAATTGAGCGACAAGAAAAGAAAAGTAAATATATATAAATACATTGTAGAACCTGGAGAGACAAAGCATGTCAGGAAGCTGGACGGGACTGGGATCTTTCAGCAATACGGAATCGACTTTGAGGAATTTGACAGCGGCCCAGGAAATTTCACTGTCGCAATTGTTGAGATGCCTGACGGATCAGTCAGAAGCGTTCCTCTCCAGTTGATTATTTTTGTAAGTTAAATGAATCTAAAACGAAAGGAAGAAAATGACATCACAGAACGTAGTAACAGACGAAGGAAAAAAAGAAATCGAGAAAGCCAGGATCGAGACGGAGACGAACACTTTCCTGGACGGACTCTCAGCTTTCAAAATCACAAGCAAGGAGACATTTGATGAAGCTCAAGTCCACCTGGAGACGATCCGTTCCATGAAAAAAACGATCACAGATTTCTGGAAACCGCTGATCAAGGACGCTTTCGACACGAAAGCAAGTGCGGCAAAAGCACTCAGAAACGTGAAGGACAAAGAGGAAGAATTTTTGAAACGTCCAGTAAAAGCAGAGAACCACTTTCTCAAGATCCGTCTGGACTACAAACAGGCCCAGGACGAAATTGATCGCAAGGCAAAAGAGAAAGAGGAAGCCAAAGCAGAAGCGGCCGCAAAGAAGGAAGCTGACAAACTGTTGAAGAAAGCAGAGAAGACAACGGATCCAGTCAGGGAGGAAAAGCTGATTGAAAAAGCGGACGAGGTGAAAGTCGCTCCAGTGTTCATTCCGAAGTCCGTCAAGAAGTCAACCAGGACGGAGAGTGGAACGCTCAACACGTTTGTTCCAGTGATCGAGGTTGAGATCCATGATGTGAAAAGTATATGCGGAATGATATTCAGAGGAGATCTCCCTGTCAACGTTGTGACTGTCAGTGAGGCAAAGATCAAAGCCTGGGCAAAGTCGTTCGACAAGCCAAAAGGAATGTATGACGGATTCAATATCAACCACACAGAAAAGGAGAGAGTGACATCCAGGAAATAAATGAACACGACTGGAGAAAGGAATATAAAAAACTCTGTTGTGATCTCCTGGGAATGACTATCGGAGAAGCGGAGATCCACTTCCAGGCCGCTCCAGATTTTGATTTCGGATATAGTCCGATCTGGTATGTAGTCGAGGAAATGAATTGTAATTTTATAAAAAAGAAAGGACGCTGAAAATGTTTAAGCAGAGAAAGAAGGATCCGAAAAGAGTGACATCATGTTTCGGAGTCAAGCATGTGTTCCCAGGTAATAAAAAGAAATGTTTGTGCGGGAACTATTACAAGGAGAACGGGAGGATCTATCGTCAGAAAGGCGATCGGCATGTTGCAGGAAACACAGCAGAGTTCCATTATAAAGCGGAGCATGTCACAAAGAGAACTGCAAAGAGGAGATTGAGAAACCTGTTGAGGAAGTAGAAGCACGGGAGAAAAAAAGCAGACAAATAATTCTAATTAAAATTGAAAGGATAGGAAAATGAGAATCAGATTTTCAAGAAATTATAATGAATTTAGTTTTCACAAAGCAAACAGGAAGCTGGTCAGGAAAAAGGTTGAGAGCTTGAAAAAGTCAATGGCACGGATGAACCTTTTGCCGAACGCTCCAGTAATCTGCAAGCAAAGAAAAAACACTCTGGAGATCTTTGACGGTCAGCACAGGTTCCAGGCCGCAAAGGAAATGGGGATCTCGATTGCGTTCACTCTCCTGGATGACAACAAAGAGATTGACGGACAAAGAATTGACATGTGTCATGTTGCGGAGTTCAATGCAGAGGCTACTGGGTGGACGATCCCTGACGCTGTTCATCACCATTGTGTCAGGAACAATCCGCATTATATAAAGCTCCAGGAGTTCGTTGATGAATATAAATTCAATCACTCAATTTCCGCTTTGATGTTATCAGCGAAAACGTCAGCGGACAATGTAAGCAGGAAAAGCTTTTTTCACGCAAACGCAACTGCTTTAAGGACGGGAGAGTTTGAGGTGAAAGACTATGCAACTGGAGTCAGGCTGGCTGACATCGTTTATGATTTCCGTCCATACTTCAAGAAGTTTCAGACCAGGAATTTTGTTCACGCTCTTATGTATTTGGCAATCAGGAGCAAATACAATCACAAAAGAATGATGGAGAAAATGTTCAAGTATGACGGACTCTTGAAGTTCCAGGCAACGACTGGAGAGTTCGTTGAGAATATTGAGTATGTGTTCAACTATAAATCCGCACAGCAAAACCGTGTGACGTTTATGTGATGACTCATTGAATGTGGCATGGATCAGGAGCGAGGGATCCGTGCCAATAACTTGAACCCAGAGGAGACACAAATGAGCGAGAAGATAACACACAACCCTGAGAGATATTTCGGATCTGATCTCAACAAATTTATCTATGAGAATTGCGGGAAAAAAATGGTCGTGAACGACATCGATCTGATCATGTTGAAGCACAGGTCAGACAAGAACGACATCCTCCGAGTGATAGAGAGCAAGCACACAGCAGAAAAGAAAATGGAGAGATCCCAGAGGAACGTGTTGACGAAACTGACAAAAGCTTTTGCCGCTGGAAATAGTTCAAATATTGGAATTGACCTGGAGGTTTTTGTCGTGTATGGTGATCAACCTTATCACAAAATAAAAGTCTATGACATGATGAAAAATAGATCGTTTACCATTGAAGGAAGATCCAAAGTCATCAAATGGCTGGAAATGGAATGACAGAAAGGAGGGAAAACATGATCAAAATAATTGCTAAATATTTAAACAAGAGGAGAGATGAAAAGCGTCAGACGAAAGTGATTGAAATCGGCCAGGTTTATTTCGTCACGCACTCATACAAAAAGGATTTTTATATCAAGGTGAGATCCGTCAACGATGTCTGGGTTGAGGGAATTTCGGTGAACACTGGAGCCTTGATTGAGTCTGAGGAGATAATCATCATGAGGAAGCTTTGCAAGTTTACAAAATTGGAAGACTAAAAAGAGAGGAGGTGAGGGAGTTGTTGAAAAGGTTTTTGTTGTTTGTTCTCTGGATCGTTTGTGTTGTTTCGATCTGGAAATTTGTTCTCATTCCGCTGATCAAGTGGATCTTTTAAAGATGTATTATATTTTTTCAATCCAGCAAAAAAGAAAGTGAGTATTTTATGAAATCAGTTTTCACTGAAAATTATAAAACCCTGGGAGACATGCGAGCAGGAGATGTTGCAGTCTCAAAAGATCGAGCGCACGTTTATGTGTGCGGGAATCATTACAATGAGGAGACGAAAGTTTCAGAGCTTACAGTTCTGGACATGAATGATCTTGCTTATGAATCAGGAACCAGGGACATGTCCGCAAAGGTGAAGATCCTGAAACTCGGAGACAGATTCGATTTCGAGAAGTAATTGAGAGGAGGTGATCGAAGTGAAAAGAGTTGCAGTTGCAGTTCTGTTGTTGTTGCTCGCTGGATGCGGAGTTTTTGATCCAGTGAATTATCCTGGGCCGTGAGAGTCCAGATCTTTTTTAACTTATGTAGAAAGGAAGTTGATCAAATGGGTTTAGATTATGATTATCCAGATGACGGTTCGAAGCCTTGTTCAAAGGAACCGTTGAAAGTCAAGAGTGATGGAGTCCATTGTGGAGAGATCCGCAAAGTCAAAGACGGATTCCAGTATTTTGCAAAATCAGCAAAGACGGGAGGGAACGTTTTCGACAAACTTTCAGGAGTCCAGAATCATTTGCAGACAGCGCAAACTCCTCGTCCGAAGGAAGACAGGAAAGATGATCAGTCCGATGGTAAGCTGGACAAGAAGTTGAAGACTGCAACTGACAGGATCCGAGAGACCGAAAAGGAACTCAAAGGAATGGGAGAGGCAATGGACGGAGCAATGACATTGATCCAGGCTTGTTCGGATCTCCTCTCTTTGCAGTTGGAATCAAAAACAGATCTCAATCTGTTGAAGGAAAACATCACCTATGATGAAACGGAAGCTGACGGACATTCTCTCCTGGAGGATCTCACAGCGTTCATCGACTCTGGTGAATAAAATATCATGCTTAACTTTATTATAATTTTGGTTTGGCTGTCAGGGATCCTCCTGGCAGTCAATTCAATTCTGATGATTTTCGGAGGATAAGATGAAAGACTTTAACAACAAAGACACGAAATTTTCTCCTGTCAATTCTTACTGGCTGGCCTGGAGTTCCCGTCTCGCTTATGCAGACAACGAGGAAATTGAAACAGAACTGATGAAGGAAGCAATGACGCTCTATGGATTTTTTGATGAAGATAACACTCAAGCGTTCATCGCTGTTGACGATGACAAGATGATCATTTCGGTGAGAGGGACGGACGGACTCGCTGACGCAATGACAGACATCAATGTTGATCTTGTTGATGGAGTGGGAGGTCGAGTTCATGAGGGTTTCAATACGTCAGCGGCAAGGCTCTGGAAGTTTGTCATGAGTGCAGTCAAGGCAAGAGGAAACAGATCTCTCTGGATCACGGGACATTCCCTGGGAGCAGGGATTGCAACGATCCTGACTGCAAGACTCGTTCAGCAGAAAGACGAACCAGTCAACGGGCTTTACACATACGGACAACCTCGAACGGGAGACAAGAAGTTTGCCAGGAACTTCAATGCTTCATTCGGGACGCAGACCTTTCGACATGTCAACAACAACGATATTGTCACCAGGACTCCGTTCCGCTCGATGGGCTTTGCTCATGTCGGTGAGTTGATATATTTTGATGAACATGGTCAGTGGAGAGTTGATCTCAAATGGTGGGAGAAATTGCTTGATCGGATCTCTGGCCGCTGGAATGATCTGTTCGAATTAGGGACTGACGGAATCAAGGATCACGGAGTTGACGAATATGTTGACAGGTCAGGGAGGATGATTTGATCACAACTGAATTCAATCACCAGGATCTATATGATGAAGCGGTCAAGAAAGGGACGAACGTGGTCAGGTTATTGTTCGACAATCACATTTATAAAATGATAGACAAGAAGGACTTTGAAATTTCCAGCAGAGGACACAACAACTCAATGGTTCAGATCTCTGATCTCGGAGGGATTAATGTTTCTGTCAGGATCAAGACAAAAGGAAGACTGGAAAAGATCGGAAACGGGCAAGGACGGAAAAAGCGAATATGAGAATCAAAGTGAGATGCGGAGTTGTTGACTACATTGGAGAACGTGATTGCGGTGAGTACAAAACTTGCAAGGAGTGCAAGGCCGATCTCCTGGAGTGCGGGATCATCCTGGAAGGACTCAGGAAAGACACTCGATTCTGGAACGGATATGATCAAGTGACTGAGGTCTTGAATGATTTCCATGAAACGCTCCAGGGAATGTTGTCTCGCTTTTTCGGTCTCGTGTATGAACTGAGCAGAAAAGATCTTGAGAAAGGAGACATGTGATTTGTCGGATGAAGGATTTGCAAAGATTCACAGAAAGATCCTGAAATGGGAGTGGTATGATGACACTCCAACTCGGAGCGTCTTCATTCATTTGATCATCAAAGCGAATTATGAATCGAATGTCTGGAGAGGAGAGACGCTCGAAAAAGGACAGCACATCACGAGTGTCAAAAAGATTGCGGATCCGCTCGGTCTCTCGGTGAAGCAAGTCAGGAGAGCTTTAGACAATTTAAAAAAGACAGGCGAGATCGACATCCAAACGACAAACAAATGGACAATGATAACCCTGTCAGAATACAGCACTTATCACGAAAAGAAAGGAGGAAAGGGCAAACAAACGACAAACGAGGGACAAACGGAGGGCAAACAAAGGGCAACAAAGAAGAAAGAGAAGAATGATAAGAATGACAAAGAAGTAAAGAAAAAGAAAGGAGCGGAGGAAAAGGATCTGATCTTTCCAGATTGTGTCGATCGGACATTGTGTGAGAACTACTTCAACAACAGAGTCGAGATCAAAAAGAAAATGACACATCATGCGAAAGAGTTGTTCCTGGAGAAAGTCGCAAAGTTTCACGGCAAAGGCCAGGACGTAAAAACTTTAATCGAGAAAGCGATCATCGGAGGATGGTCTGACATTTATGAGGACAAGGACAATGGCAGGAAAAACGCTGGAACAATCAAATCAAAGCCTGTTGAAAAAGCAGGAACAAAATCAGCAGGAAAAGGAAACTACATTGAAGGACGAAAAACAGAAATTATATTCGTTGATAAAAAAGGAAAACGTGAAGGAAGCCAGGAGGATCGGACTGGCCCTGCTTAGAGGTGAGCATCAAGAGGAGATCGTCCAGATCTTCAAGGACTTATCTCCTGGGACGTTCTTGTGTGATCATTGTGGATCCGTCACTGAGCAAAGGTTTCTGCCTTATGTTCTCATGTATGACTCCAATCACAAGACATGCGATGCGTGTGAGGTAAAGATCAAGGAAGGTATTGAGAAGCAGGAGCGGGATCTCAAGGTCAAAGCTCTTGAGAGATTCAAGGTGCAGATGGAGACGCTGATTGAGTCACTGATCTCAACGTCAGGAGTGCCAGATGAATTCAAGGAGGCCAGCATGAGGGACATGGCTCCAGGCACGAATGATGCGTTCACGGTGGGCCAGAGCTATTACCTCCAGGGAGGAGTCGGTGTGGGCAAGAGCCACATGGCAGTCGCATTGATACGGCAATACATCGAGAGCATTGTTCCTGAGTATGATGAACGGAAGCGGGAGTTCTACATCCAGGACACTGATGTTGTCCAGCCTATCTTCATTGAAGTTCCCGAACTACTACTGAGGATCCGTGATACATACAACGACAAGAACCAGGAGACTGAGAAAGACATTGTTGACTTCTACACGGCAACTCCTTTCCTGGTGCTGGATGATCTAGGCACGGAGAAAGCCAGTGACTTCTCAACGTTGATGCTATATCTGATCATCAACAGGAGATCAACATCAGGCAAGGCAACGATCATCACATCGAACCTGGATCTGGAGGAGATCAAAGAGAAACTCAGTGAACGTGTAAGCTCCAGGATCCGAGGGATGTGTCAGTTCATACACATGACAGGCAACGATCAACGGAGATAGGCAGAGCCAGGACAACACACCAGCAACACGGATCACTATTGCTGGCGGCTTTGCATGGCCGCTCAAGAGAACGTCTCACAGCGAGGCTCTCAGGAGCTTTTTGAATTTGAAAGGATGATATGATGCAGACCTATACATATATAGTCCAGAGCGTTGTAATAATCAACAGGTACTCTGATCAATGTGAATAGCTACGGGTGCTTAAAGACTGCGGCTTTCTGGCTCTGTATCAAATCAAAACGAGTGTTGACAAAATATGGAAACAGTTTACTTTTTGAACAGAAAGGAGAAATGTGTTGAAAATTAAGACAGGTGCGGTTTATCAGGTCAGGCACAAGGACAAAGGAACTTTCTTGCTTTGTGTGCAGTTTACTGATAAAAACTTCACAACGGGAATGGTTATCGAGGGAAAGGTCACAGGTTTTGAGAGCAAGAACGATATTTCCAGCGGTGGTCAGACAACAGTCAGAAACAGTTTTTGTGAATTCAAGCGGATCCACATCTCGAAAGGAGCGATCGCATGATATTGAAAGTGACATTTGAAATGAACGGGATCTCAAAGGTGACGGAGGTGGACGAACTATGCAAGGCCAGGGACGGATTCTGGATTGACGGTTCGGGAAACTTCACTCAGTCTCACCTGGCAGACACTTTTGTCATGCCGCACATGATCAAAGAGATCCGAAAAGAGCAGGAAGAAAAATATGAGGAAGTTGTTGACGCTGACTTTGATGTGAAGGGAGGAAACGATGGACGTTCCGATCATAAAGATTGAGCTTGAAGGATTGAGGAAGCAGATCTCAACTGCTCTGATGTCTAACAACAACGAATTTGACAAGATGATTTCAGAAGCAATTGAGAAGTCTTTCACTGTTGAAACTATTCAACATAAAATTGACATGCAAGTTGCGAAAGCTCTTGACAATGCAATTGACTGTCTGGGATCCAGTCTTCCAGTCAGGGAGATCATTGAGGACATCGTTGTGAAATCCCTGGAGCAGAAGCGGGACGAGATGGAGAGGTTGAAAACATGATCAGCCTCCTGAAACGATTTGCAAAAAAGATTGAGCAGTTGAGCGAGACGGAGTTCGGGATCCTGGAGGGAGAACATTGCAATCGGAGATTCTGTCCTGGCACAATAGAGAGAGAGGACGGATCTTGTTGTTGTAGCACTTGCGGGAATCCTCCTTGCTCGTATTGCGAGAGCAATGAGGTCTGGTGTCCTGAGTGCGGGTGGGAGGGATGACATGATCTGGAGCGCAGGAGAAATCGGAGAGAATGTCCAGGCAAGTATCGACAAGGGAATGATGAACATTTGTTCTTATTGTGGAGGAGATGCTGTTGACATGTCTTGTGATAAATGTGGAGACGTTGTGAAACTGAAATGCACAAGCTGTCTCAGTCCATATCTTGCTCCAGAGTCATCCAGGCAATTCACAACTCTCTGTCTGGAATGTTTTGTGAAAAACTAATTTTAATAATTGAAAGGACTGAAAATGAAAGAGATATTTTTTGATGTTGAGACAGGCGGGACGGATGAAAAGGTGAATCCTATTTTGCAACTTGCAGGAACGATCGAACTGGACGGAGAGACGGTGGAGTCGTTTGATTTCAAGATGAAACCGTTCCCAGGTCAGATCATTGAAGATGAAGCACTGGAAGCAAACGGGATCACCAGGTCAGAGATTGAGACCTTTGCGGATCCGCACGATTGCTATATTCAATTTGTAAGGATCCTGAACAAGTATGTTGACAGATTTGAGAAGACAGACAAGTTCACTCTGATCGGATATAATTCCAGGTTCGATGATGACTTCATGAGGGAGTGGTTCAAGAATTGTCACGATAAATTTTATGGATCTTATTTCTTCTGGCCCGCAATTGATGTTGCGAACATGGTCGCTGTCAAATACAGGAAAGTTCGAGGTCAGTTCCCGAACTTCAAACTGATGACAGTTGCAAAGACTTTGAAAATCGAGGTTGACGAAAGCAAAGCGCACGAAGCAGGATATGACACCATGATCACGAGAGCAGTTTATTTGAAATGTCTGGGAGTTGTTTGAATGGTGGATGACAGATGTCCTTATTGTAAAAAATTAGATGCGGTTCCAGAAGTGGCACACAATTACACGGAGACCTATGGTGGAGGGATCCATCATGTCAAGTGCAATCATTGCAAGAAGGTTGTCAAGGTTTACATGAAGCGGATTGTGATGTTGCAGGGAATAGAAAAAACTGACAGAAAGGATGCGGACTGGAAATGAATATTTTTAAATTACAAAACGAAGTCTGGAAAGTTGCAGAGGAGACAGGCTGGCATGAGGGAGAGGAGAGTTCGTTCGGAGATTTTATTTCGAACTGTCACGCTGAACTTTCAGAAGCTTTCGAGATATACAGGGTGAAGGGAAACGGAGCAGTCGGTCAAGTCGAGATCGCACACGAGACAATTGATCACTATTCGCATGGAGAGGTTGACATGAAGATTCCTATCTCAGACAAGCCAGAAGGGATCCCGATCGAACTCGGTGATGTAGTCATGAGAATCCTGGATTATTGCGAGACGAAAGGAATCAACCTCCAGGAAGCAATCGAGTTGAAAATGGCTTTCAATAAAACGAGACCTCGCAGACATGGAGGGAAAGTGGTATGATCATCAAGAAAAGTTTTTCGTCAAGTGCCATGAGAAGCTCCAGGGATTTGATGCGGAGGCTCCTGGACTCACAGAAGTTTTTGCGAGACAGGAACGATGTTTATTTGTTAGACTTGGACTCGTTCGTTGAGGATTTCAATGAGTTGAAAATCAAGTTCGAATATTATTGTCTTGAAGTGAAAATCAATCCAGATCGGGACTGGTAGAAAGGAGAGAGAATTGGTTCAAATCAAAGTGGACATTGAGGCGATGAAGTCTGGGAGAATTGCAATTGAGTTATCGACTGGGATCTCTAAAGACAAACCGTTGACAAAAGGAGAGAGTCAAGTTGCTTGTCACTTGAAAACGCTCATTGCGGTGATGGTTGCTGATCTCGCAGGAAAGATCCCAGGTTCATCTCTTGCAGTTGGTGAGGAAGATGTTGAGACCATGCGAGGAATGGAAAATCTTGATCTAAAAAAGGAGAAAGACGATGGTTAAAATTCTTATGTGGTTTTTTATGTTGTTCATGTGTGTTTGTTTTTTCATAGGTCTCGCTGATGTCATTATTTTTCTAGCCGATAAATTATTCTAATATGAAAAAACGCAAAGTCGTTCCGTGTATAATATGCAGGAAGCCAGTGAAGCAAGACAAGTCAACATCCGTTGAACGTCAGACTTGCAAGAGAAAGAAGGTTGACGGAGTGCTTGTCAAATCTGAATGTGAGAAGGAAAAAAACAGACGCTATCAAAAGAAGTACAGGGACGGGATCCTGGCGGGAGGAAAGCCGAGGTCAGTTCTTGAGAGGAGTGTCGGACTCAGTTCCCTGAAACATCTTGCAAAGCATAAAGCAAAGAAGTATAAAAGGCACTGTTTGAAATGCCTGGGAAAGTTCACTGGAATCGGGAAATACAATCGGATCTGTAATTCCTGCACAATAGAAAATTCGAGACAATCAAAATTGAAAGGAGGATGAAATGGCATCATCGAGGGAGACGAGAAAAGTTTTCAATCTGAGTGTTGACGTTGACGATCTTAATTCTGCATTTAGGGACATGAACAAGTCCTTGCAGACAGCAGTCGTTCAGACGTTGAATGTTGTCGGGAGAGCTATCAACAAAGAGATCGCAACTGACATCAAACAAAACTACAACATAAAAGCTCGATCGTTGAAGATTGGAAAAACTGTCAGTCTCAGGAGAGCAGACGCAAGGAGAGGGATCCCGACATTCACGATCTCGATCTTAAAAAAACCCAGGGGACTCTCTCTCTATGGTGCGAAAAAAAGAAAGGCAGGGGTGAGCGTAAAAGTCAGGAAAGGGAGGAAGACTGTCAAGGGAGCTTTTATTGTCAAATCAAAAGGAAAGACATTTGTTGCTCGTAAAGGCAAAAAGAGATTCTTTATTTTGCGAACATCAAAGACAGGGAGGAAGTATGTTGCAAGAGGATCTGACTGGCTCAAAGGCCCGTCCATCGCTCAGTTGTATCGGAGGAGGAAATCTTTCAAGTTGATCGACAAGGTGATCAAACGGGATTATGACAGGGAGATGAACAAGCAATTCAATCAGCAATTTGAAAAGAAAAGACGATAAACAATTTTTGAAAGGACGAAGCATGAAAGCAAAAGACAAAAACACTGACGCTCCAAAGGTCAGCGGGACATTCAAGGAAAATCTGAAAACGAAGCTCACTCCGAAAGAGCTTGCCGATTACGCTCAGACACTCTCGGAGAAGTACATTGAGAACGTCCAGCTTGAATCAGACAAAAAGGGAGTCATGGCAGAGTATAAAGCAAAGATCGATGTGATCCTGGGCCAGATGGGACTCCTCAGTCAGAAGGTATCAACTCAATGCGAGTGGAGAGATGTTGAGTGTCACTGGGCCTATAATTGGAAGACTGACAGAAAAGAACTGGTCAGGGAGGACTCTGGAGAAATTGTGAAAGAGGAGAAGATCTCCCAGGCTGACAGACAGAAACTTTTCCCGCTGGAAATAAAGAAGGTAAAGAGGGCAGATCCAGAAGATGTCAAAAAGAAAGACTAAAAAAAAATTGATGTCAATGGCCGAGTATGCGAGACACAAGGGAGTCTCTTATGAATTAATACGGAGATACTGCAAACAGGGACGGATCACTCTTGACAACAAGAAGATCAATCCAGAACTTGCTGACAAGGAACTGGAGGAGAACGTTGCAATCAACGGAAACGCAAAGCTTGCAAAGGGATCCTCTCCGAAAGTCACGGAGGAGAATCACACTCTGGAGTTCAACAAGGCCAAAGCAAGACGGGAGAAAAGCAAAGCGGATCTTGCTGAATTGGAGTACAAGGAGAGAGCAGGACTCCTGATCTCTGTTGATACGGTGCAGAGAGAAGCAGAAGACTTGTATCGCAGATATAGAGATCAGATGTTGAACGTTGTTATCCGAGCAACGAAAAAACTTCTCGGAGAGACAAGCGAGTTCAAGTTCAGAAAAGTGTTGAAGGTAGAAATTGAAAACGCTATTAAAAAAATTAAGTAAATTGTGGCGGCTGGTGTGGACGGAGAACAGTCACAAGAAGTTCAAGGAGGGAGGGCGATTAGATTCTCATAAAATGCCAGTGAGTCGCTCTTTCTTCTGGTCGGACAATCCCTGGGACTGGGGAATCACAAAACAGGAATATCATTTTGAAATAGTTCCGAGATCTTTTTATCAGGAAAGGAAAACAGTGGAAGACGAAACAGTGAAAATCGATTGCAGGATCTGGGATTGTGAATTCAATCTCTGGCAACAAACAGAAAAATCACATTGCAAGTTGAAATATATCAATATAGGGGTGAGGGTGATCTCTGACTATCCGCACGGGATCGAAGGATCCTGCACAAACATGAAAATCAGGAGAGGATCATGACGGACGAACAGGAAACGAAACTTTATAAAATGGACGATCAGAAACTTTTGATCGAGCTTGCGATTGCATACGGGAACACGGTTGACGGGAGCCTGGGATGTTGTCACAGAAAAAACATCATGGCAATTTTCAAGGACTTGGATCTGGATCACCTGGTTGACGATCCTTGCTCCAGGGTTCCTCTTTAAAAAAACGGAAAGGAAAGACATGACTGATCATTATAAAACACTGGGAGTGAGAAGGAACGCAGATCAACAGGAGATCAAGGATCAATACAGAACGCTGTCAAAAAAATATCATCCTGACAAGTCGATGGACGGTGACACTGAAAGATTCAAAGCGATTGCTAGTGCCTATGAAATTTTAAGCGATCCAGAAAAGCGCAAGATGTATGATCTCACGGGATCCGATATTTCGGACGCAGACTTTGACAGGAAAGCAGGAGGACTGCTCCAGCAATTGTTCCAGCTTATCGTCACACAAAACGGACTTGTCGCAATCCAGAAGCTCGATGTGATCGGAGCGGTCAATGCTCAACTGGACACTGGAATGAAGGAACTAGACAAGAACATCGATGTTGCCAGGAAAAGCAGAAAGGAGATCGGGAAAGTTGTCAAGCGGTTGAAGCATAAAAACAAAATGAATCCTGTTCGCTTGATGTTGATCCAGGAGATCCAGAAACACACTGACACCATCACGACATCAAACGAGGGAAAGGAAGTCGGCAAGAGGGCCAGGAGGCTCTGGAAGGAATACGGATTTGACTATGATCAGGAACAAATGAAAGTCAATTATCGGATCGGTTATGGAATGGGAGTGATGAACAACCAGACTGTCACTCTTTCAGGGATTTCATAATGAGTGAGTGCAAAAGGAATGGAAAGGATGCGGAGGAGAGGTTCAAGAAGGTCATGACGGGCAAGGGCTGGAAGGTCTCTGATGCAAACAGGTATCAAAACATATATGAACACTGGGACGTTCTCTGTCAGAAGGACGGTCGGGCCGTGACTGTTGATGTTAAGTGCAGGAAAAAAATAAAAAGATCTGACGATCATCCTCAAGACGAACGGTTCTGGGTTGAATTTATCAATGTGAATGGAGACAACGGCTGGCTCGTGGGAAAGGCTGATCTCATAGCGTTCGAAGTTGAACACGGCTTTGTGATTATTACCAGGAGCAAAATGTTTTCGCTTGCGCTCAAACAACTGATCCCTCCTGAAAGGTCGCACTCCAGGGAGGGCCGCAAGGATTACATGGCCCTGATCGATGCTGGATGTGTCATGGGAGAGGGAGACGGAAAATTCTATCAGGAGGAGGAAGCGTGAGCGAAAAGACAGAACAGAAATTGCTGGTCAGTTGGTTTTCATATCAGCACAAGCCTTATAAAATGATTGCAATTCCGAACGCACAAAAGTTCCTGGGAAAGTCGAGGAACATTTTCTCGATGATCAAATCGATGGTTGCAGAGGGATTCGTGAAAGGAGCCTCGGATCTGTTCATTGCGGCTCCAGTGGGAGAGTATTCTGGGATGTGGCTGGAGATGAAGGACAAGGACAAATCATACAAGGACGTTGATGAAGATCAGCGGATCTTTCTCCAGGACATGCTGGCCTCTGGCTATTACGCAACATGGGCCGCTGGATTTGAAAACGCTCAGAGAGTTGTTGATGATTACATGAAAGGACTATTGTGATATATTTAAAAATTGAAAGGAAGTGCGGACACAGGGAGGAGATCGGAGTCGCTGGAGTCAGCGGAACGTTTGACGATATTCCTGAACACTTAAAAGACGCTTGTGTCCTGGGAGTCATGGAGCAGGAAGGAAAGCTCTGTCTCCCTTGTTTTAATAAATTACCAGACGAGGACAAAAGAAAGGAGATCTGGCTCCATGAGTGAAGCGGAAAAGTATTTGATCACATTTGATGGGTTTGCGATGTTTTGCCGCCATCGAGGGAGACACAGGTTGACATGTTCATATCACACAACGGTCAGAGGTCTTGCTGGAATGTCTGACTGTAAAGAATTATTGTGTCCAGTTCTAAAAAAAAGAAAACGAAAAACAGGAGACCGACAATGGGTGAAGCGAGCAGGAGAGGAACTTTCGAAGATCGAAAAGGGAAAGCAATCATAAAAAGAAAGGCGATGGTGAAGCAGACATTGAAGGAGCTTGAAACTCCTGATCCTGAGTTGTCAGAGGAGCAAAGAAGAAAAGCATCTCACGCAAGAATTGCAATGATGTCGTTCGCAACTATGCTCTCCAGGACTGGGATCACAATGAAGGAAGGAAAGCGGAGATTGAAACGGCTCCAGAAAAAACGCACGAATACGCTTGACAAGTAATTCCGCAAAACTATATTTCTTTCATGGTCGCAATCAAGAAAGGAATATTCACAAAGGCCGCTCTGAGAGGATTGACACTCGATCCAGATCTCCAGGTTCAAGAGTGGGCCGAACAATTCAGAATCCTGTCATCCAAAGGATCAGCGGAGCCTGGTCGCTGGAGGAACGAGCGGACACCATATCTCAAAGAGATCATGTCCTGTCTTTCAGCGAGCAGTCCAGAGGAGTATGTCGTTTTTGTTTCTGGGACACAACTCGGAAAAACAGAATGTATTCTCAACTGGGCTGGAGAGGTGATCCACTTGATGCCTGGGCCGATGGGAATCGTCCAGTCAACTCTCGGATCTGGAGAGATCTTTTCGAAACAGAGACTCCAGCCGATGATCGACTGCACTCCAGTTCTCTTTGATAGAGTCGCAAAGTCCAGAGAACGAGAAGCAGGAAACACAACCATGATGAAAGAGTTCCCAGGTGGATCCGTCAACATCATGACAGCAAACTCCGAAGACTCCCTCAGATCAAAGCCGATCCGCTTCCTTGCACTTGACGAGGTTGACATGTACCCAGGCTGGACAATCTCAAAAGCAATTGAGAGGACTGAAACATTTTCAAACAGAAAGATCTTTCTCTGTTCATCTCCGAAGAAACTTGCAGACTCCCTGATCTGGGCCGAGTATCTCATGTCAGATCAAAGAGAGTACCATCTCCCATGTCCTGATTGTGATCATCTCCAGACGATCAAGTGGAAGAACATCAAATTCCAGTATGACAAAAAATCCTATAAGCTCCAGGGATCAGTTCTTCTGGCTTGCGAGAATTGTGGATCCCTTATTCCTGAAAATAAAAAGCTGGACATGTTGCAGAATGGAGTCTGGATCCCAGGAAATGCAGAAGGAAAATATCCAGGCTTTCGTCTTCCTCAATTGTATTCAGTTCTGGGATCGAGCAAGTGGAGGAGCGCAGTCAACAAACATCTCAAGATCCAGCAGAAAAAGAAAAAAGGAAATCCGACATATATCGAAGACAGGGAGACTTTCACGAATGATGTCCTTGCGGAACCCTGGGAGGAAGCAGAGAACCCAGTGACATCCTGGGAGACGCTGTTCAACAGGAGGGAGGACTTCACAGAAGAACTCCTGAACGAGAAAATCATTTTGCTGACAGCGGGAATTGACATCCAGGACGATCGAATCGAAGTGCAAGTTCTCGGTTTCGCTCAAGACTATGAAACATTTGTTGTTGAATATAAAACATTTCACGGAACACTTTCTGACCTGGAGATCTGGTCTCACCTGGACGAGTTTCTCCTCAAATCATATCGACATCCAGCGGGACAAAGGATGCGGATCATGTCAGCGGCAATCGATACTGGTGGACACTATCCTGCAAAAGTTTACGAGTTCACAAAAACTCGATATATTCCAAAAGTCAGATATGTGTTCTCAATCAAAGGATCCTCAACATACAACCAGCCGATCGTCAAGGCTCCATCGAAGCAACAAGGAGCCTATCTTTTTGTAGTTGGAACCGATACTGCAAAGGATCACTTGAATGAGTGCTTGAAGACAGAACTCCCTGGCCCTGGCTATGTACAT